TTAGGCAGCAGGTAGCTGTTTAACTGTTAAATATAGTGGTGCTAAACCAGAAATATCAAGTAGCAATGCACATGTATTGTCTTCTGCAATACCTGTACCAAGTAGACGAATCTTGTATGTGCGGAAATCTTCTAAGAATTTGTATTCATCAGAAGATAAGATTTCTCCATCCTTATTTCCTGTTGCAAGTTCGAAAATATAAGACTTTTCAACGAAGAGAACTGCCTTTCCTTCTGCTACTGCTGCAGATTGGAATACTTCTGTAGCGAATGGGAATACATCGCTAACATATGCGCCAGATGCGGTTAATACAGTTGTTGAAGGCAGAACCTTTTGGAAGTAATCTGTTGGGTTAACAACTAAAATCACCTTTGTGATTACACGTGATTCGCCAGCTTCAGTCTTTGACATCTTAGCAATTAATTCGCCATATGTCTTTGGATCGAATGACTTAACAACAACAGGTGTTTTTTCAGGATATCCAGTAGTTGTGCTGAAACTTACGCCTTCATGGATATCACGAATTAAACCAACTGGTTGCTTTACGCCAGTACCATTAATTACACCATCTTCAATTCCAAGTGCTAAAGCTTCTTCTAAGCATTGACGAACATATGCATCTAACCATGTTGGTCCAAGTTCGATGTAATCCTGAGATAAGAGTAAGAACGCTGTTAATTTGGCTGCAACTAGATCAGCTACTGCTAAATCGCCCTTGATTTCTGTCTTAATTTCATCTGTGATTTCTCCCCAAACAGCCTTAGCTAACTTTCCTTTTCTCTTTAAAATCTTAGTGATTGCTCCTACAACTGTTGGATTGATTGCATTGATAAATGGGTGGTCCTTCTTAACAGATTCGAGAACACGCTCTACAACGGTAACAGGTAATGCTGGGCCTGCATTAGTTGCATTTAATACCTTCTTATCACGCACACTCTCAATTAATGCATTGTAGAACTTTGTTTCTTCTGAAGTTAATGCATGGATTCCACGTCTATCTAAAATTGATTGATCGTGTGTTTCTTGATACTGTTCAAAATCTGCACGAATGTTATTCTGGATTTCTTCCATCCATCCCTTCAGCGCATCCTGTACCGTTGTATGTTGCTGTAGTTTTAATCATCTAAAAATCCTCTCTTTCTTTTTTTATTTGATGATTGCATTTAAAAAAGTGCCTAACATCGTTTTTTGTTCCGGCACTTCATTTGTAGCTTGAATGTGTATTCCATCTTTATCAAGATGCACTTCAATTTGTTCTTGGTTTTCATTTTTGTTTAATGGTTGCTTTTGAACCAATGAATCAAAAATAAATTTTCTTGCAGAATTCATCACATTTTCTGATTCTGGAACGTTTCCAATTTCTGAAGCGAATCCTTTTTCAAGTGCTTCTTCTGGAGTGATCCACGTTTCATCATCCATCATTTTCTTAACTTCATCTATTGTGATGTTGACATGTTCCATATACGTTTTAATAATCTGCTCATTGATTTTTTCTAAATCATCTGCTTCTTTTCGCAATTGTTCAGCATTGCCAACTGTATAGGTAAGCGCATTATGAATCATTAGCAAGCTTGAGTTATTAATAATTCTTTCCGTACCTGCCATGAAAATCATCGATGCAGCAGAACATGCAAATCCATCAATCGTAGTTGTTACATGCTTTCCACATGTTTTCAAAGTGTTATAGATTGCGAGACCTTCCGCAACTTCACCACCATATGAATTAATGCGAATGTTAATGTTAGAAATATTTTCAGGTAATGCCTTAATTGCCTGAACCATTCCAACTGCTGATGTATCACCATCTGTCCATGGCCATGATGTGATATCGCCATAAATACAAATTTCTGCCGTTTGGCCAGTCGTTACTAATTCGAAATGTCATCTGCGTTTGCATAGTTTTTGGTCATGTAATATTCATTCGCCCAATCTTCATTTATCTTGGCATCTCCAAGCTTTTCTCGAACATCGTTTGGACTATAAGCTCCAGAGCCAACTAGACCGCTAATATTCGCAGATAGTTTCAATATGTCTTGGACCTTGATTGTGCTTGTATCAATCTCAATTCGATCTCCTTTGATATATTCATCATAAGAAATCGTCTTTCTATTTAACTCTTGTTCTATTACTTTCGCATGTGGTGCAATAACCAAAGTTATCATTTCATCAAACACTTGATCAGAGTTCGTGATATTGCCATAGAAAATTGATTGTGGAATCTTGAATATCTGTGCAACGGTATCAAAAATATCTTTTCTTAGATTACGAATATCATCAGAATTTTGTGACGAACCCTTTGCAAAATCTGTAATTGATATCCCTTTATATTTCGGCATTACAGCATTAGGTGATGTCATAAATGACTTCATACTTTCCTTTAGTTGTTCTTTAAACTTCTTCTCATCATCGTCGCTTCCAGTCTTTACAGCCTCGAATTCAAGAAGAAGCTTCATGCCATTCTTATTCTTATATGTTTCTAAAGCAAATTTCATCAACTCGCCATATTCAGAATACATAATTTCAACATATCTCTTTAATTCGATATTTTCGAAATTAAAGTGGAAAATATCACCTTCTAAATAATTTTTGTTTAGCGTTAAAGTATCAATCACAATTCCACTATACTTATTTTCTTTCATTGGATATTTTTTTAACGCGTAGCTATCCGCTACTTGATAATTCATAAATCCATTTCTTTCGTACGGAATTACAATTGCTCCATTTTCGCACTCATAAGAATTTCTTATAACCTTTTGCCAAAACTCTGCAGCGGTCATATTTGCATTTGGTGATAAGTTCATTGCATATGTAAATTCATTTGGTGCTTCTTTGCCTTTGACATATCGTTTAATCTTGCATCTGCTCAATAAATCCGCAATCGTTGACATCGCTATATGTAGCGCAAGTTCTTTCATGCCAAGACCATCTCGTATTTCCTCTGATTTTATCGCTAATTCTAAAATAGAATAACCGTTATTTTTTCGACCTAAAAAATCAAACAGTCCCATTTCTCCCTCTCCTTTCTAAAACGTCCAAACTTCAGGAATAACAGTTGACTGTCTGCTATCCACTAATTTATCAGCACATGTCATCGAATGAACATATGCCATAAAGAGGTCGTTCTTACGACTTCGACGTTCTATTTTGTCATATTTGTAATTTCCATTTGCAGCTGGTATCAATTTTGTATTGTTGATTGACCATCTAAAACACGGATCATCACCAGCGCATAACTGGTGATTTACAAATATTGAATTAATCGGTTGAATTGCCAGCATGATGTCGCTTGGTCTAACCAACTTCACCAACTCTTTATCACTCGCATTAAATCCGGCATGTTCAAACGCTTCTCTTAATGTACTCCATCTGTAACTATCCACCGCCAGCATTACAATATTGAATTTAAACGAAAGCGCCCAATCAACAATTAATTCTGGATAGATTTCGACATCATCAATCACCGTCAAGCAATCATTCATTTCAAATGTTTTGATGGCATCTTGATTAATGTGGTCCCAATCCCCCGACTTTCTACATAGCCAAGCATGTTTCACTGTGTAATATTTATTTTTTTCAAAGTCTCTAAACGTAAAACATGCTCCTGCCATATCAGTGGTTTTCGTAAAGTCCACGCCCAAAATGCAAGGCATCTTTCGAAGCTCTTCCAGTGGTGGAAGCTCTTGATTTGTAGCTTGAATATTTTCCCAGGATGTAACTGGGTCTTCTTTCTTTTCAACAGGTAAATTCATTCGCAATGACATAAACGATGAATTTGTAACAGGGTCCTTTTTATACTCGGCACACTCCTTTTCAATTTCATCCTTTAAACTTTTAAAGAAATCAATTGATGGATTGGCCATAATCCAATTCTTTGGATCATGTACTTCTTCTTTATCATTCAATGAATAAATAAAAAATAACGTTCCGTTATCGTAAACATTGTTGAATAATATTTCTTCTGCATCATTCAGGTACTTATCAAGAGGTCCGCCACGCTTATCTCCATTTGTCGAAGTCATTAAACTTCTTGGATCAGATCTTGCATTTCCATTCATATCAAACTTCTGCTTACCTAATCCAGTTCTGAATACCCTGATATTTCCCCAATCATCAAATTCTTCAACTTCATCCAGATATACCATTCCAGAACGTAAACCTTGCTTTGACTTTGGACTATTCGTTCTATAGCGTAGAACAGATTTTGTTGTTTTATTTACAATTCGCTCTTTTGTCCACGTCCATTTATCTTGGTAAATTTCAGGATGTGAATCCATCATTTCAAAAATATCATTGAATGATGTTTTAGCTTGGTCTTCTGCGGTAGCACACGTATCGATGTCATATCTTACGATTCCATTTACCGGTGTCATCAGGCAAAAGAATTCAAAGGATGCATATCCGTTTTTCCCATTTCCTCGCCCAAGATACAAATATAAATCTGGCCATCGAAGGCTTTCGTCCGAAATTCTTCTGACACAGTTGTGCAAAACAAAAGCACATTTTTCCCACGGCATCAATTTAAATGGGAAAAGAATTTCAAATGACATATAATTTTCGACTTCATCAAGTCTAATGTAAATATCACCTTTGCTAAATTCTTTTTCCACCAATGACACCAATGCTTTAATGTGCTTATTTGTTCTTATCTTCTTTTGCTTAATGGCTTTGAAATAATCCCAGATTTCAGGACACTTTTTTATATCTTTACATAAGTGCGATGGCTTTATCTTTGGCGGTTGGCTTTTTCTTTTCATCTTTCTTACGTAGCAGCTGCGCTCTTGCAAGTACTGTCAACCCTAACTGTTTTTCATATTCCAAAGCATCTGAAATCAATACATGTCTTTCCCTCACTAAAGACTTTCGAAGATCATCATTTTTTGTCTTGCTGATTTTTTTTGTTAGATTATCCCTTTCCGAAATCAGCTCAACATATAGTTGTAGATGAATATCATCGCTTGGCCACCAAAGACCATTTTCAATCAAGACATTTTTGAAAAAAACATACATCGTTTTAGGATTGGTAATATCATCAATTTGGGTAGCAGGAAGCACCAGAGCTTCATCTTCTGATTTTGCAATTTCCTTCTTCGTTCGATGATTCGTCGCTTTTTTTTGCTTTTTGACTGCGACCGGCTCTTTTAACATACATGCATGCTCCTTTCTTGTGAAAAATCTCATATAATGTGCGAAAAATCTAACCTGTGCAGATTCTCCCCCGTTGTAAGCCCTCTCTTTTGAAAATGGCATACGGGAGAGTGGGGGGGTATTTACCATCGTTCTTGCGTTATTTTTTCGTTTTCTTTGTAATTAAATCTCTTGTGTATCTTATTGTGACAATCAAAACATAAAGGCATAAGGTTTTGTTTCTCTACTCCATCAACATCAATGAAGGTCTTACTTAAAGCAAGTTCAGGACGATCATGTACATAGTTAATATGATGTACAGTCTCTGCTTTTCTTATCTTTCCTTCAGCTTTACAAAGTTGACACTCGTTGTGATTTTCCGTTAACACTTCGTCTTTTAAATCACACCATGCTTTTGATTTGTAGAACCTATATAGTCTATTGTCTTTTTCTAATTGCCTAATATATTCAGCAAGTTTGTAATCTTCCATCTCATATTCCTTTAATAAATGGGCAGTTGCGCATAAAGGAGTCGAATTCAAATGAAAATCTACTTAATACCCACGTTTTATAAAAAAAGAGCAGACCTGCCCACGCATCTGTTCTTTTTCTACACTAGCATAGTATCACATTTGAAACGAACGCGAGCGAACGCTAACGAACACTTTTATCTTTTTGATTGAAATATCTATAGAATTTCATTCTGCAACTATCCGAATCAGATGTCGAATAAATCTTTCTTGCTGTTTCTTTCCAGCTTAGGCCATTCATAAAATGCCATCTAATAATGATTTGAATTTCCGGATTGTCTATAGTATCAACCCAGTCAAGTATTCGTTTCATCTGAACCGCTATCTCATTAACTTTTTCTTCCAGTTCACGATTTAATCTCTCAATCTTGTAGAAAGCCTGCCGCGTTGGATCACCAGGAACATTTGACTTCGTTCCTATTTGAGATAACTGTGGAGAAGAAATTGGAACATACATCTGTCTAATTTGTTCTTGAATAGCTTGTGCCTGCATTTGAAGATATCTATAGTTCTTAAGTTCTTCAATTGTAATCATGTCTTTCCCTTCTAGCTATCTTTTTTTCTACCCAACGCAAGCGATCTTCTAGAACAAAGAGTTGAAATGTATTAACTTCCGCAAACTCATGTCTGCGATGCGCTTCCTTTACCCTTGCTATTTCTTTTTCTAAGTCATCTCTTTTTCTATATAGAATGGCCAGTTCAATTTCTTCTTTCTTAGTCATTGTCATCTACACCTGCGATTCTTGTCGCTACCATAATAAACACCCCAAAGAATACTCCGCATGTGAAGGATAGAATAGCAACCATCATCATTTATCCTCCGGCATACAGAACACAGCTGCATCATTCCAATAGCTATCACTGATTAAATCGTTCATAACTTCTTGTGCTACCGCTTTGTCTGAATATCTTCCCAACAAGCGATCTTCATTGTCTATTGTTGCACGTACTTCATATTGAAGCTTATTGTCTATTTTCTTATCGGTAATATAAAGTTTCTTAATGTTTGGATTGTAATAAATTGTGTCTTTATTTTGTGTTTGAATTGAATACATTTTTATCTCCTTTTTCTATTATCTTGTGAGTGTAACAGAAACAGTACTATGTAACTCTCATTTCAAAGTCTGATTTTCTTAATAGCGCTTATCAATATTGATTTATCTTGATTTCCTGTGTTTTTGACAGTTACATAAATCGAATGTTACACTCACGCATATTTTTTTATTATTTTTGATACATGCAAGAATGTAGGAATCTATCCCCATTTCTCTGTATGATTGATAGACTCTCTAACTTCTTGGATGTCTGATGGCTCTAACATGATGTAGAGCATAGTCTCTGCAGCGCTCTCATGCATCAGCAGTTTTTGTGTAGTCAATAAGTCGTGCGTACTGTCCCAATACCAGCGACCATACGACTTTCTTAAACTGTGACAAGCCACAGGATATTCAATGCCTGCTTCTTTGGCCAATTGCTTAATCACTCTCCATGCTTGCTGGCGAGTGATAGGATATCCCTTTAAGCCTTGCCGAGACTCGAATATATATTCGTTCATCTGAATGTTATATCTCTCTATATACTCTCTAACAGTGGCATATACGTCAGGATTCATTGTGAACTGTTGCACCTTACCCGTCTTCATTTCTTTGCAAGTATATTGGCCACCAGCTATATCTCGTGGTGTTAACTCAATAAGGGTTTCTATTCTGTTCCCTGTATTTACACCCAAGATCAGCAGAATATAGTTGCGATACCATACACGATACTTCCAGGATTCAGGAGCGTGCTTATCACGATGATTCAGGCAGCACCGGACCATTTCGTCAAAGTCACTTTTAATAAACGGTTTAACAATTTCTCGACCATGTTTATCTTGTGTCCTCCGAAGATATCCTTTCGTGCGTTGTAATCTTCTAAGCTGTCTCATCAACGTACTCGACTCCTAGTTTTTCTAACTCCTTTATGCATCCATTTAATTCAGAGTTAAATTTATCTAAAATCGTTTGAACTATACTTTCATCCATTTCGTAAAAACGTCGATTAATTCTTACACATGAATCATTTATTCCTTCTTGTTTTGCATCATTAAGAAATCTAATATCTACTTTTATATATTTCATTTTATTTAATATCGTTTCTACTTTTTCCATATCACTTGATTTCATCATTCTTCATCCTCCTTAACTTCATAGATATTTCCGATAACTTCTACTCGTTCGCACCACCCTAATGGTTTATATCCTTTTAAATTACAAAAGATACTCAACTCATTCTCTAGTACAAAATTGCCGTACTTAAATGTCGCGATAAACGCTTCTGGCTTTAATTCAAACCCAAATAACGAACGCCTTAAATAAACAATATCTCCCTCATAAATCTCATTTCCGTATATATCATTTATGCCTGTATATTGCATGACTTCATAGTTTTCTTTCATGTTTGGAAGAAACCACTCATCAGTAGCTGTATTATCGAAAATTGTTATCATGAATTTTCTTATTTTATCCCATGCTCTGAATTTAATTACTCTCATATCAATTACCTAAACCAATCGTTAATAAAATCCGCAACCATAAACCAAGCACGTATAAACGTTCCTATGATGCATGCACATAGGAATAATCCTACGCAGCAACAAAATACAATGAATACTATGATTGCTATTGGTCCGATTGCATAATAAATGTATTCCATTATCAATCTTCTATTTCCTTTCTAAAAGAGTTTATTTTCTGGTAAATAATTCATCCACAGAACCTCTGTTCGTTTATTTGACGATTCTGCAAGTGTATTTTTGGTTTCTTTATGCCAATTTTTCAGGACCGAATTGTACATGTCATTTTCATATCCTGAAATCATAATTTTTGCAGGATGGTTTTTAATTTCTTTTAACAATTGCAGATGTTGCTCGTCTGTCATTTCATGATGATACATGTTGCCTTTTCTCGTACTAAGCAAATAAGGTGGATCTAAATAGATAAACACATCAGATGTGTCATATCTTCTTATCAATTCCAGTGCATCAAGGTGTTCTATTTGCACACCTTTTAAACGTTCATATACATCACGCAATATATTTGGATAATCACACCAATTTTTTGCAGGGTTCGGAGACGTCCCACACTGTCCACTTCTAAAACCATTTTTATATCTGTTTCCAGCTCCGATTGACATATAACACTTAACTGTAAATCTTCTAGCCCTTTCAACATTGTCTATCCCTTCAGCATTCCTCCACGCATATTCATATTCATCTCTGCTATATGCTGTGGACTCAATTGCTTTAATCAATCTATCTGGATTATCACGCAGTGTTTTGAAAAAATTGAATACATCTCCATTCAAATCGTTTATTGTTTCGATATGCGCTTTTTGTTTCTTGTTGAAGAATATCGCGCCGCCGCCAAAGAATGGCTCAAGATAAACTTCATGCGGTGGGATGAAGCTGCATATCCAATTAGCAATTCTATTTTTTGCTCCAGGATATTTGATTACAACGCTCATCATTCACTCCGTTCTATTTGTGCTTTACTGACTATCTTCATAAAATCCTCGTAGCTATACTCTTGAAGATATGTTTTCAAAATGTTGTACTGATTGATATTTGCTTCAACTTGTACTTGATAATTGTGTTCTGCAACATGAAGCATCTCTATCAGTTCATCTTTCGACTTTCGCTTTAGTGATGCGTCACTTGGAAATACAGTTCCTAAGCACCCTAACTTTTTAAGCATTTGGATCACCCCACATCCGCTTGAATGATAGTTTTGATCCATATTCAAAGTCGAATTTGTCTGACTTCGAACACTTCGCGTTAGCATGTCTAACGCATTTTCCGTTCACATAGTAAGCAGATGTTATTCGTCTTCCTTTCTTAACAATCCGAATTTCTTCTTCGTCTGGTTCAAATGCTTTAACGAATAGTTCGCATAAAGCATTGCCTGCTTGCTGAATAGCATCAAGCACTTCATCAATGTTTGCCATTAGTTTCTTTTCTCCTTGTATTTAGTACTTTCTTTTTCCAAATTTCAGCCGCTTCAAATACTTCATTTGGTGGCTTTTTATTATATTTTGCACGAATCTGAACAATATCCTTTTCTCTAAATTCCATCGTATATAAAGGTCGGTCTAACTTATCAGAATTTCTAATAAATACGATTGTCGTTTCCCCAGATGCATGGTCTTCTACATAAGTGCCGACACAATGGTGCAATGCAGAACCTTCTTCCACTAAATCACTTGCATGTTTTGGAAGAATAAATACATATCCATTGATTGTCATTTCCATGTTTTTTCTTGCTTTCGTTATTTGTTCAAATTTCTTTTTTGTTTCTGCTTCCCTCTTTCTCTTTTCTTCTTCTCTTCTTTCTTTTTCTAGCGCATTAAACAAATCAACCATATCCCGATGCGCTCTTTGTAAATCCTTAGGGCAAGCATTTGTATCGGTAATTGGAACACCACACAGTTTCATCAGCTTTAAATAATCTATATAGTATCTAAAATCTATATGATTTTTTATTGCCCAATTTTGAAAGTGGATAATTCCAACGCAGGATGGAATCCTGTCAAAATTCACATGAGAAATATATTTTTCTGCTCCAGGAACAGGCTTTCCATTTCTACCTCTTATTTTTTCATCTAGTATTATCTTCTCGAATCCAAAATCTGAATTCTTAATTTCATGCTTATGTTTCCTTAACCATTTTTCATTCATAATTCTCATATCGCATTGTGTTGGTAAATACATAAGCTCATGCACAATTTGGCGTGCCTTAATTTTTTGTAAGAATTCAATTTCACGTCGATATTTATAGAACCGTCTAATTTCCCATATGTTGATAGGTATCTCCCACTCAATATACTTAAGTTCAGATTTTTGTTTTAGTTGATTATCGATGGAATTCTCATACATGATTACTCCCGAATATGCACCGCCCATTGAATACTGTCTACACAGGCCAAATTGATATCTTCCAGTCACAAAATAATTTTGGCTACATTGAATATGTTCATCATTTTCAAACAGTTCAAAGTTTACAAGTTCACAATCAATGTTTTGAATTCCGTGATTGTATTTTGAATAAAAACAATATGATTGAAAAACATTTATAGCAATCATAAAAATCAAGTTTTGTCTTTTTTGTCAGCCTTTTTCGTATTACTTCACATCCTTTTCGATTCGACAAAATAACTTTATTTTTGTTTGAAAAAATAATCGTCGGAATCTGCGAGTAACACCAGTCATAAAACGCTTTTGGTGCATGCAATCTTTTATTCACATAGAAGTCTGCTTCTCTCATAACTCAAATAGACTGATTCTTTCGAAGTCAGACTTCTCCTTTGTTGTCGCCTTCTGACTTATTCTAGTAGTTGTTTTAGGCTTTTCTTTCTTTTCTGCATGTTTCTTATCATCAGTACCTTTAGAAATGTCTGCATGCGCTTCTTTTACCTCTTGTAATGATGATTTGAAATAATCGACAACCCAGCCAAATACAATATCATCAGAAACCATTGCACAATTACCCTCACGATAAAAATCTGCTTTGTTATGGCAATACATATACGCAGAATTAATTGATTTACCATCCTGGCATATATTTTCAAATAATTCATCATCATCTTGATCACAAAGCCAGTTATGAATGGCATCCACTCCATCAGAATGTATTTGGCTCATTTCCTCATTCATCTTTTCCAATGCTCTTTGTTTAATCTCCGACATTTTAAATTCCTTCCTTTTGCATCTTCTGCAATCTCTCAATTAATTCTTTTGAAGCTGGCGTGCCTTCTGGTAATGTACCTGCTTCTTGTTGTCGGATATATTCCGGCATTGATATTTTTGTTGATGACTGCGAAGTATTTATCATTTCTCTTTCAGAACGTGCAATCCAAGAATTGATGAAGCGCATGATTCCATGCTTCGTCTTCCTCTTCGTTGGATTTGTTTTCAGCCATTGGCTCATTTTAAAAATTTGATCACGTACATCAACACCTGGATAAGCATCCACGAATTCGTTTAGATGATTTTCTGAAATGTGAAATCTAGAACCATCTTTCAGAATTAAAGGCGGTAATCCAGTATCCGGTTCGGATGCGAACGAAGTTTGCTCCGGACAAGTAGTATTTATATATTCTTTACTTCTTATATTTCTTATTATTCTTATATTGTCCGCACTTTGGTACGCAGTTTGGTCCGCAGTTTGTTGCGCATTTAGTTCCGCAAGGGTTTCTCCAATATCTTGAAATTTATCGTAATTTACTATGCTTATGTTAGTATATTTGTTTGTAGATTTTAAGCTAATCATATCTTCACTTTCAAAAACCTTTAACCACTTGCGAATTGTGTTGTCTGATTTAATTCCTGTGACCAACATCAAGTTATTTATTGACGTAACTAACTCACCTCTTTTTATCGGATTTCCTTTAAAATAACCGTCGGTCCAATTTGCCAAAAGCAGTATGTGCATCCATATCGTGAATGCGTAATAGCAATCGTGATAGCGCCATTCTAAAATTTGGCGGTCTATCTTAATAAAGCCTTGTTTCATTCATATGTCCTTTGCCACACTTACAATTTGTTTGTATTTTCTGTGACATATCCTTTCTTTTAAAGCGGTCTATTGCAACCAATGCATCAGCGTTAGACCAGTTCGCCTTTCTAATTTAATTTGGCATTGGTTGCAGCTAATGAACGCGCTCCTGCAAGTACACGCAATACCTCTCGATAACTTAGCTCCTTTTTTTCTAAAATTCGGTATATCTGAGAAGCAGTTCGTTCGACAACAGCATCTCTTGCAGATTGATTTTCAAATTCTTCTAGTGTTAGTTGTTTCTTCATTTTTTTCTCCTATTAACAGTTTCAACTGTTCTAATTGTTTTTTTGTTTGATAAAACTTGCATTGTAAGCATTTATTTTTAACTTCAAACACTCTGTATCCTGCCTTAATAGGTGGACAACATTGCGTCTCTTCATTCCATCTAGTACATTGCTGGCAATCAAAGCATTGCTTAATCACGCTGATCACTCATCTCTTTTATTTTTCTTTGGAATTCATCCAGCTTTGATAACTCGAATTGCAATGCAGCTTCCGCTTGATCATCGTTTAGAATAATGCCATCAGTATCAATGATTTCTTCTACAGGCTCGCCTTTTAAGCGATGCAACTTATTAACAATTAGCGAATTCATAGGTCGATACCTATAAAGAATAAAAACGCTCCTACGAAAAAGCATATAAACATTACTAGTAATGCAATTTCTTCAAGCTTGTTAATTACGTTCTTTTTTAATTTCATGTTTTACTCTCCTTTTTTATCTGATATAATGAGAGTGGCAGATAAAAGCCACTTAATGAGCGCTCTGACTTTCGACGGACTGAGCGTTTTTAATTTGTGGATACATATTCATCAATTCTTTTAATGAATACCCCATTAGCTTTGCTATTGTCTTTGTCCTCACCTTATAAGAGAACAAATAATTGATGCCTAATTCTTTCTTATCGATTTCCTGTGCTGCATCAAACAATGTGTTCAGGTCTTTTCTTGTATATCCTGAAATTCTGCCTACATCTGTTTTTTTCAGGTACGGCATTCTTACAAGTTCTGAATTTGTGTGTAGTCGCATCTATTCACTCCTTTCTTTATGAATCCACTTTATATTTGATATAATTCGAATATAGAGGTGAATTTTTATGAAACTAAATCACGACTGCGTTCGCGCATGTATGCTTTATTTAGAAACAAATCTTGGTTTGAAATCACGGATAAACCTTGTAGGTGTACGTCTAAAAGGCTATTCCGACGATGATGTACTTTATTCATTTATCAAGTTAAGTGAAGCAGGCTTCATCAATGGAAAGCCACAGGCTTCAGGTAATAATCCAGCATATGTTTTCATAACTACTTCAATTACATATGAAGGTCATAAATTTATTGACTCTGTTCGAGACGATAAAGTTTGGT